ATGACCCTGATGTTGTCGTTGAACCTGCTGTACCTTCTTGCAATCGTCGGAGTCGATGTGGTCAGGAGATCCGCCCGCTTCGCCATCTGCTCAATCATTGGGTATTCCGGGATCACGTCCTTGATATACCCGTTCCATTTCTTGATATTGAAATGGTCGTCGTCTGTCTCGTAGACAATTGCCTTGTCGTGGTTGGCAAACTGGAACGTCGGCCAGAGCAGTCGCGTAATGACATCGCGCTCTTTCATGGTCCCGCACGAATGTTTTGCCGCTTCTTCGTAGTTGAATGTGACGGCTGGGCACTTCTCGCACGCCAGCGTGGTGTTGTAATACCTGCGGAATACCACGACGTCGGCCCAGTCAATGTCCTTGGCGTCCACCTTGACCAGCCCTTTGTTGAATGCCTCAACGAGGAGCATGTTCTTGCCAGCGTCGGCAACGTCAAAGTCTACGCGGCTGATGCCTTTGTATTCAACGCCAAGCTTTAGGAGTTCTTCTGCAAACTGGTGTCCACGGAAGTAGGCACACGGCCCGTCTTCTACGTGTCCCCATACCAGTACCTTAAGATTCTCTGCCATTGTCTCCCCTGTGGTTCCCGCCCGGGCGGCCGATGCCACCCGGGCGGGTGTGTCCTAGATCAGTTTATATTAGCTGATCGTGGACGTGGTGCGCAAGATGCGGAACTTGGCGCCAGCCTCGTCGATCCACATGGATCCGAAGCGCATCTTGTAGCCGACCAGCGCCTTCTGGGCGAGCGGGTCGGTGTGGTCGCCACCTGGCGCCACGAAGTAGCTCTGCAGCGTCTGCGAGTCACCGATGGTGTACGCATCCGGAGCGAGGAACAGAGCGGCGTAGTTAGCGCCCGAAGACGAATACGTCGTCGGGGTTGCGCCGGCTGCTCGGAACGCATCCGAGGACACCACGATGCGGCAGCCACCGAAGCGACCGATCTCGTTCGTAAGCGCCGGAAGATCCGACACATACTTGTTGAGCTCGATGAAGCCGTTGGCCGACGTATCGGTGAGCAGGTCAAACTGCTGGTTCGGGTGAATAATCAGGCGGTAGAAACCGTCTGCGAAAGGTGCCACATTGGCAGCGAGCAGGCTCGCCACCATGCGCTTCACGTGCCAGCCGGTCAGGGCGGCGTTCACGGCTGTGGCCGCGTTTGCCGTCACTGCCGTTGCGCCAGTCGCACCGAAGATGGCGGACGTGACAGCCGAGCTGTGAAGATTGTCGCGCACGAGGTTGTCCATCGTGCGGGTTGCCTTGTACGCCACGCGCTCAGCAGCAATGCTGATGAGGTCGTGCGGCGAGTCAAGCTGGGCGAGGTCCGTCACCGCGACGGTCCCACCGTACTGAGCTGCCGTGAAGTACTCGGACGAAATCGTCAGAGCGTCATCGGTCGGCGCAGTACCCTCGGTAAGAGGCGTGGTATTGGTTGAAAGGTCCGCATAGCGGGCGTAGCGAATCGTGTTGGTGCCCTTCACGAAGCGGCCTGGGACATAAAGACCCGGCATCGCGTGAACGGCACGTGCTCGGAGCTCTTCCTCGGCTCGCGCCTGGACTAGCTCCTGTACAAGATCGCTAAAACCCGAGGTAGCGGTACTCGTCGTAGCCACTGTATTTACTCCTTGGTTTTAGTTACCGTTGAAATGGATTTCCCAACGCTTTCAACTCGGCGTCGATTTGTTCAATCGTCTTCTTCGTTGCCGCTGGCGGAGCGGGTTTGCGTGGGCTATTGGTATCCACGTAAGAATCAACCGTCTTGTCCTTTGTCAGGTTCCCGATGAAGCGCTCAAACGCCTCGGCTTGCGCCGCCGCGTTGAGGCCCTGGGTCTCCTGGGCAAACTGGGCATAGAGCGGATGCTTTCGGGCGAGGTTCTCTCGCTCTACGGCCTCACGTGTCGCCTGTAGTTCTGCCTCCAACTGCTGGGCCTTGGTGGTCGCCTTTTCCAACTCGGACATGTTGGCGAACTCTACCTCTGCCTTGAACTTCCGAAGCTTCTCTGCTTCCTCTCGGATGCTTGCCAGCTCCTTCTGCGCAGCAGTAAGGGCCTGATCCTTACCAGCAAGGCGCTTCTTCCAAGTGGCCACATCCTCGTCGGGTGCAGTGGCAACAGCCGGCTGCGGCTCCGCAGCCTGAACTGGCGACTGGTCTTCGACTTGGGCGACGACTTCTTCAGCCATACTGATCTTCTCCTATTGCTCGGCTATTATGGCCAGCCGTTTGCCACCGTCCTATTCTGGACGGTCGTATTCTGATTGCTGCTCCCACGGCCAGAGCCATTGCTGGATCGTAGGCGAGGCCCCGTCTCCGAACGGTCCTCCTGGCTGGAAGATGAATTTGCTGACATCTTCCATGATGTTGTAGATCTGCTGGGCGCTTTGGGATGGCCCAATGGTCCTGCTGAACGACGTGAGCCCTGAGCGCGCAACGCTTGCCGGGATGTCTTCTGGCTTGCCCTGCGCAAGCGGACCGAGGATTCCTCCTCGCATCCAGTACGGCCAGCTTACGCTGACGTCCGTCGGGAACCCAGGGAGGATGCCATTGAGCCAGAGCAGCAGCGGCGGCCTGGAGTCAACAAACTCTTTTAGCTCAGGAGCCGTCTCAAGCGCAGCGGCAACGTGGTCGTTGATTTGCTGCAGTTTGTATGCGCCCCAGAACGGCTTGTACGTTCCGACAAACGGGGCATAGACGAAGAGGGCCTCAAAGAACTCTGGCAATACCTTGTGCAACTGGTACGAGAGCGGGTAAATCCCAAGGTACGGATGGTTTGCCGACCGCTCAAGCCATGTTTTCTCGGTTGCGTAAAGCTGTCGAACCACCGCCTTCTTTGTCCCTTCCATCAACGCAAGGCTGCCGGCTTGGAACAGCTGCTCCATTCTGGACCGTGGGAGGAGGAAGTCTGGCAGGTACTTGGCAAGTGCCCTGACCATATCTGGCGGGAGCGTCTCGCCCCTGGAAACCATGGAGAGCGCCTCTTCCCAAACCGGGATCATGGTGCCATTGGCATGGTGATACGCCATTCGCTCAAACAGGTACTCAACCGTCGGGTCTGGCGTGTAGGTTGTTTCCACTCGTGGGACCTTGGCCTTTGCCCCGCTGCTCTCCTTCCACGACTGGTACGCCCTGATCTGGGCGTCAAGCTGGGCACGCTGCGACTCAACCGTTTCTCGCACCGTGAGAAGCTGACCTTCAATCATGTCTGCAGTCTCGTCGGCCAGTTTCATGACGTCGCTTTCCGAGATTGGAGCCGACACCTTTCCATCAAGCGCCTTGAACCCGTCGTAGTACAGGCTGCGTAGGAAACCGCGCAAGCCGTCTGGGTGGGCAGAGTCAAGCGTGTGGATAAGGCTATCGGCCATCTCAATGAAATGCGGATGGTTGGTGATGACCTGCGGTTTGACCTTGACCATGTTGCTGTCTGGCCATGCGCGAGAAAGAAGCTGAGCCACCGGCCAGCGAGACCCGCCGCTTCCTTCGCGGAACCAGAATCCTGGGCTGAACGAGGCAATGTTCTCCGGAACTTTCCTGTTGCCGCCAGCACGATATAGACCGAACGAGCCGAAGTCAATGCGCACTGGTCGACCAAGCTTGTCTACTGCGGCGTTGTCCACCAGAGACGTAGCGGTCTCCACCTTTCCAAGCGGATCCCACGAGCCAAGGACAAGATCGGCAAGGGAGCCATCAACGAACTTCCGTGCCTCATCTTCTGTCCACTTGTCAAGCGACTTGAACTCAACATCGGACATGAACTCGCTGACAAGAAGCGCCTTGCCGTCCTTGTCCACGCCAAGCGACGTCTTCGGTCCGCCGTGTCCGAGCTTCGCATAAACCCGGCGACCGACCCATTCGTTGATTGCGGACAGGGACTGCTCAAGCGGGTTTGGAGCGGTGCTTCCAACGGTCTTGAGCATTCTCTTGACGCCATCGGTACCGTACCAGAACTCGCCCTTGTTCATGCCGGTTGACACTTGCTCGTTCTGCGGGGCCTTTCGCCCATACAGAACAGTCTGGTCAATGTACTGCTCCCCTGGATCGTCTGGGAACGTCACGCTGCTTCTGCTTACGCGACCCGTAGTCGGGTCCTTCATTGTGTATGTGCTTGTCCAGTCCACTGGCTTTCTAAGGACAACATCTTCTGGGTTGTAGGTTTTCTTGAACGTCGCACCGGCGGCAATGGCCTTTTCGTACAGTGACCGTTTGATCTCCGGGTGCGTTTCAATCAGTCGATACGCAGTCTTGGCAGTTTCGTACCGTGTCTGGGACTGCACGAGAATGTTGTCCACTGCCTGGCGGAGCTGCTGGATTGCAGACGGCTCTGCTCCAAGCCCCTTGACGCTTGCAAGGTACTTGCGGTCAAGGATTGGCGAGATCTGCAGGCGACGAACGCTTCCGAACGAACCGACCGACTGGACCCTCCAACGCAATCCGCGTGGGAGGAGGACCTCCGCTTCGCCCGTGTATCCGCTTAGGCTTTTCCCTCCGAGCAAGTCAATGCCAGGAATACCAACGGGGTGGACAATCTCTAGGACTGCGCCCTCTGATCCGCTTGCTCTGTTCCTTGCAACGTTTGCCTCTCGGCTCCAAGCCGAAATGTTTTCCATACCGAACTCAGAGCCAGCCTTCAGGTTGGCAATTTGTTCTTTCGTCATGAACAAAGCCAAGTCTGTGCCCCGATACAGCGGGAATGAGGACACGATTCGGTTGGAGTTGATGGCCTTGTCTAGGCGCCTGACTCGATCTTCCATTGGGGAGAACGGATCGGCAAGGGCGGGGTTGTACGACTGACCGCCCTTTGCTGCTTGCTCCATTTTGGCAACGTCTCTTACAAGCTGGGTGTCTTGTACTCCAAACTCGGCTTTGGCGGCAAGGTACTCGTTGATTGAAATGTTACCTGTTCCAGTCCACCGCTGGATTTCAGCGGCAACGTCGGCGTCAATGCCCTCTCGCGTGGTCATGGCGTCAAGGCCCTTCCACGCGCCGCTGGCGGTTTGGATACTGTCTCCCTGCTTGGTGCCGATGGTCTTGATGAAGTTGCTAAACGCCTCAACAAGGTTTTTCTGCAGGTCGTCTGTGGCTCCGGTGTTCTCTGCAAGGAGCTTGGCGGAGATGACGTTCTCTAGTTCATCCGCACCGAGAATGGCTCCAGATTCGGCACGCTCAAGGATTTCCTGCACCGGCTTCAGCGGACCAAGGTCCATCACGGTTCCGGTTGTCCATCGAGCCGACAGCTTATCTGACCATGGCATGATCTTGGACGGCATGGCCAAAGCTTGGCCAGCATCAATCATGTACTTGAACGCGTCGTCAACATTGTGAAGCCCCTGCGTGCGCATCCAAGTCTGAACCTCTGGCGCAATGTTCAGAACCCTTTGCATACCGCCACGCACCTTGGCGTTGTTGTATGACATCTGCTGAATTCCAGATGCCTTGATGTTGACGATGGATGCTCGGGCGCTTTCTCCAACAGGAGCAAGAACCTTTGCAATCTTCCCAATAACGGCATTCTGTCGCATCTGGCCCCATACGCTAAGGTCGGGGTTTGAGTTTTCTACGTCAGTCAGGATCGTAGCCTTCGGCCGCAGCACCTGGGCGCCCGTCTCAAACGTATCCCAACGTGCCGTGCCAGGGGCAGAGAGCAGGCCAGTCAAAAGCGACGCCTCTTCTTGGATCGCACGGCCACGGATTCCGTTGAGCTCCAACAGGGCAATTGGCTCAATGGCTTCTTGCTGGTTGAAATACGGAGAATACTTGTACCTGGCAAGCGGGTGCATCTTGTTGACCCACGTTGCCATAGCCGGGTTCTTTGCCTGCATTGACTTGCTGACGTGCGGGGCAACCCCAATCTTGCGCAAGTCGCCGGCCGCAGCGTACAGAAGCAACGTGCGCGGCAGTGGGCTTTCCGTGTCTGGCCCGAAAATCTTGACGTACTTCCTCAACCCCATCTCGCCCCCGCCCATGCCGGAAACAAAGATTTCCTGAACCTCCTTTGACGAAAGCCCTTGTGGGTTGATGTCTTGGAGCAGCGCTCGACGGAAAAGATTTGCAACGATTGAGTACGTATCGTTCTCGGTCAGTTTCCCGGCAGATCCTCGCCACAGTCGCTGGGCAACATTCTGGTACATCTCGTTGTTGCTCCAGGTCATCAGGGCACGCTTGGCGCGGTTCATGTTCGCGCCTTCGGTAGACATGCTGAACTTGGCGCCCATGCCAAGGTCGTCCATGTTCATAACCTTGTTGGGCGGGATATACGGGCGTGGAATCGCCATCGGCACGACCTCTCGCGTGATCGGGCTGTTGACGTACCTGATTTCCGGCACCATCCCGCTTGCGGGGTCCTTGCCGATGTCGTATCCAAGGTCTTTGAGGGACTGGTACAAATGCGCTGCCTCAACCGTCTCCGGGTCCTCAATGAGTTTTTCGTACGCGGCCTGCTGCGCTCGTGCGGCGGCCATGACATCTCCGCGAACCCACTCAATGTCGGTCACGCGGTTTCTCAACGCATCGGCATCCATCTGGATCCCCATGCCGTACGTATACTGGTTCTTGTGCCTGTTCATGTCCAGCTCTGAGATAATCTTCTGACCCTTGATCTCTCGGACGTCAACCAGCTTCGGAGCCCAAAGGAGCGTGCCCCGTTCTGTGTACATTCGAGGGGTAACGTCGTAAATGCCATGGTAGTTCAGGGCAAGGTGCCCAACGTCTCCGATAGACAACTTGTTGTCCTTGATCAACTGCGCTGCGCTGATATCAAGCTGCAGCCCTGAATCCAGCGAGTTGGTGCCCTCAAAGGCAACTGACGGGAATGAAACTTCGTCGCCAAACATGTTTACTTGCTGCTTCGGGAAAATAGAATCTACGATTGAAACAACTGATCTATCCGCCAGAGTGCCGAACGTCTCGGCATTGTCGTGAAGCTTTGATCGCATCAGTTCAAGCGAGGAATAATCCTCGTCCGGAAGATATGGATGGTTGATCAGTTCGTTGACGCGCTCCAGAAGGTTGACTGCATCGTCTGCCTGAGGGAAGTCGTAATCTGCAATTGAGTATGCCGGTGTGTATTCGTTTTGGGGGATAATATCGTTTACGATATTTGTGATGTCGCTTGCAGACTTGCCCGGCTTGTAGGAGATTGCAGGGTTTTTACCCTGCGTTACCTCATTAATTCTCCTCCAGAGCGCGGCCGTGTACGCCTCAACCTCTCCGATAACATCAAAGAGCGTCGTCTCGCCAGGGGCCTTTAGGCCGTACATTGCCCCCTGCTCGCCCCTGGTAACCATTACGGAGTCCCATGCATGCAGCCAGTCTGCAAACGAGTGGCTAAATCCGTAGAAGATCTTTGAGTGGTCTGCCTTCAGATTCTTGAGGGAAACACCGGTTTCAATCATCCTGGATCTGGTAAGCCTGCGAGGAAGCTTGTGCCATCCCTCTGCAATAAACCGTGTTCCTGGATCTGCCATTGCCTGCATGAGGGCAAACTTGAACAGTGCGAAGTTTTCGTTGGCGGCGATTTTAGGATTGAGTTCCTTGTACTTGGTAAAGCCTGCCTCGTCAACAGCGCTAAGAATGATGTCCTTGATCTTGACGCTTGTTCCGCTGACGGTTGACTCCATGTACGTATTGCTCAGCCAGTCTTCAAATGACCGAGCCGGATCCACGGTGATGGTTTGGCTGCCGCTGCCTCGAACGATGTTGGATGGATCAAGGTACTGCGTTGCCTTGATGAGCTCGCCGTCCTTGTTGAGGTGCAGAAGAACCCCTCGGAACTCGGCTCCGCCGTCCACCCACTCTTCGGCTCGCGCAAGGAACTTCGCCGCAACGCCGGCAGAGTCAAGAAGCAGGCGAAGCTTGGACGCGCTGTTCAGGTCCTGGATAGCCTTCTCGGTTCCCCATACCGCCCTGGTTGTCCACACGCCGCCAGGGTTTGAGCTGTACTGCCATCCTGCTCCGAAATGAACGGTTGACTGATCGGCAAACGAAAACTCGTTCCCTTCGTTCCAGTTGTAATAGTTGTCCTTCTGGATGGCATACATGTTGGCATAATCTGAAAGCGGACCGCCTTCATCGGTATAATTGTTCGGGACGGCCAACCGATTGCTGGTTCCAACTTTGATCTCTGGGAACGCCCAAATCGTATCTTTTGCCTGCGCGGCAGCGACGTGCCGGTTGATCCTGTTTCGGATCAACAGTTGATGCATCCCGACTGGGTTTTCGGTGAACGTCTTGACAAGGTAGCGTTCTTCAACTCCGTCTTTGTTTGCAGAAATGTGCCATCCGTCAGTTTCTATCTGAAACTCTCGTCCAATTTGCGAGAACGTTGTTTCGTCAGTGCCGCCGTTAAACCAATCAAGGTGATTCTGGGCACTTACAAAATCTCCGATTTCCTCAATCGGGATATCTGCCTTGTCCGTATCCTTGTTGAAAAGCATATGGACGTCGGATTCTGGTTGCAACGTACCATTGTCAATTGCCACGGTTTCATCGTGCATGTATCCGATGCCACCATCTGCTTTTGCAATCGGTCGAAGTCCGCCAACGTTTTGCGGGGTACTCTTTGACGGAAGGGCTACGATCTCAAAAAGACCACGGTGCGTCATTTCGTATCCCTTGCGCACCTTGTCGTATCCGCCCTGTTCGTACAGGGAAAGATACGCCGAGCTCTTGAGCCCATAGTGGTCTACCAGTTTTTCTGGAGTTAAGTCGTAGTCTGGCCGCTGGTAAAGAAGCGTCGCCGGGTCCTCCTTCGTGAGGACCTTCGCAACATTGTCAAAGTCAAGCTCCCCCTCAAAAGCCGGGTGCGAGTTGGACGAAGGAATCGCGTCCCACATCCCGATGGCGTTGGCGGGTTCTGGACCAACCGCGTTTGGCCCGTCAAGCACCGTCTGAAGAACGGCCTTCTGTGCAGAGGCATCGCTGACGAACAGGCTGTCGTCCTTGATTCTCCTTAGGGCATCAAGGACCATCTTCGCCATCTCAATCGGCGTTTCATCAATGAGTTCGTCAATGACAACGGCAGAGTCAAACTGGGCTCGGAGCTGCTCGTATCCGTGCACCACTTCCTTCAGCTTCGCCTTTATGGCAACCTCGTCTGCCTTCTCAAGCAGAACCGAGATTGCGTCAATTTCCTTTACGAGCCTGCTCCCGGTCAGCGACAGTTCGGAAATGACGTTGATGTTTGAGTACCCCTTCAACCTTCTCAGGTCGGTGACGATTTGAAGGGCGCGGCCGTAGGCGGCCAGGCGGGCGATCTCGGCGTGGCTTGAAAGTTCCTCAACGATGTCCGCCAATTGCTTCGTGTTGCCGCTTGCCTTTGCGGCGTTGAACCTCGTCTGGGCGTCGGTCCACAGGCTTTGGATCTGAAGTCGAATGCGTGCCGCTGCCTGCTGGTCGCCAATCTTCCCAGTTGCCGCAAGGTGCTTGCGCACCATTGCCTCAACGAGTTCCCCATTTGCGCCGGCCCCGCTCTCAAGGTGCACGCTGATCTTCGGAATGTACCGAGACTTGCTGTCGGCAAGGCGAATCCTTGCGTTGGAAATAATCTTGTTCTTGAACGTCTTGAATAGGTACTTGACGCGCTTGGAATTAACTTCCATTGCGCCGACGTTCTTTCCAATCTCAACTTGGTTCCTGGCCAAAACAAGTTTTTTCCACAGGTCTTGGATCAGGTCGCGTTCCTTTTGCCCGGCAGGGTTCTTAACGTACGCCTTGACCGTGGAGACAATGGTGTCGGCAATTTCCGTTGGCTGTCCAACAAGTGCGGGGTGCGTCTTCAGGCTTTCAACATCGCCCCTGGCGGCAAGCTGCAGGATCTGCTCTGACTGTGAAAGCGCGGTGATCCTGGCCTCGGTTGCAAGCTCGTGGATCGTCTCCCCGGTAACATCGTATGCAACGGCTCGGATAAATGCGTCGGAGAAAGCGTCTGCGGCCTCGGGCGCAATGGATGCATGCATGTCGTAGTAACTCTTGACGACTGCGGCCCCAGACTCAGACCCGCTCATGGTGACGTTTTTGTTTGTTCCAAATTCCTCAACGACGGCTTGGAACTTGGTCGGAGCCCACATTCGGTTGGCAAGCCCAGACGCCCTTGATCCGACCGCTCCAGTGAACCGCTCGCCCATGTCCCACATCAGGCCAACGCCCTTCATGTGCTTGAGCACAGCGTAGGAAGGCTTGCTCATTGCAGCCCTTGCCAGGGCATCAGCAAACGGGATGGCCTCTGCCTTGCCTGCTCGATACGCGCCGGCAAGCTTCGGGCCAACCCTTCCTGCTGCAGCGATTCCCTTGAATGGGATATCCCACGCGTACCATTCAACTGGATTGGCAATAGAGAATACCATCGCATTGATTGGGCTGGTATTCGTAAGAAGAAGATTGTCCCTAAAGTGCTGAAGGATTTGCTCCGTCGGAACTCCCTCAAGGTACATTTTCGTAAAATCGCCTGAAAGGTATTCCAGTCCGTATGCACGAGGGTCTCGTGCGTTGTGCATGCCGCTGAGCTTTGTCATCCACTGGTACAAAGACCCAGCGCCACCGGCCCAGGAAATCGGGTCTTGCAGCGTTGGGGACTTTTCCGTGCCGATCAAATCGTACGACTTCTTTGCCCAGTCAAGGTAATCTTCCCATCCGAGCTTTGCCTCTGGGGTATTCCAATTCCAAGGGAAGGGGCTGCCGTGAATCTGATTGTAGTATTCCCTTCGCTGTGTCATATTCCGACCAAGCGTCAAGTCAATGACTTTCCGGGCGTCTTCCATGCGCCCCTCGGTAACGCCCTTCTGGTATGCAAAATCCATGACTGGAGTAAGGGCCGTTCCAACCAGGCCAAGCGCACCAGCCGCACCTTCTGCGGCCATAGAGACGGGTTTTCCAGCAAGGCCGACGATATTGCCACCCATGCCGACAACGTTGCTTACTACTGGAACCTTGGAAACCTCTGCGGCAAAGTTCTCAACGGCGTCAGATACGACAGTTCCAGTTTCCTTTACCTTTGGTAGACCAGCAATATCCGCAACGCCGTTGTACAGTTTTTCCCCAGCGCCAGCTAAAAACTTAAGCGGCTCTGGAACACGATATACGTTGTCGTTGACGGGCTCGGTCGGGCGCGTGATGGTATCGGTGGTGTTGACTGGCTGGTTCTCGAGGCCGAACAGGCGCACGGACCCAGTGGCAAAGTTAATGCCAGCAGTTCCAGGAAGCTGTCCTCCGCTGGTGGTGGAGGTGCTTTCGGAAACGTCAATGCTGTATGAGGGAAGTGTGCGCCGGCTGCCCTGCTGTCGACCTGGACGGGAAAGCGGATCTGCCATTGTTCTCCTTATCGCCTAAGCATGTTCGGGTTTGCCGCGCCAGGGCCGCCAACTGCAGCACCGACAGCGCCAGCAATCGGAGTGTTTCTGAAGAAGTACTGTGCGCCAGCCCCTGCTGCACTTGGTGGCTTCGGGATAACCGGGAACCCGCCACCGCCAGGTGCGCCAGTGATCATCGCCTTTGGAAGCGGCGTTGACGGAGGCGTATACCCACCGCCACCAGGAGCGCTCTTAATCATCGGGAGCGCTGGCGTCGGTAGTGGCGTGCCGGTCTTCTGAATGTCAATCTGCGTCTGGTATTTTGCCATCAGGTCGGACGCCGCCTTTGGATTAGTCACTGTGCCAGTAATGCTATTGAGCAGCCCGCCCTTGATCGTGGCCGCCGCCTTCGGGTCATACATCCGGTCAATGCGCTTCATGTCAAGGTCAATATCAGCCGACAGGAACCCAAGGTCATCGGAAATCGGAGCCTGGTCGTATGGTGTCAGCTTGCCGCCAACGACAAACTGCGATGCCTGGCCAGACATGCTTTCTCCGGTTGTTGACTTCTGTGTGGTTGTCTGTACATAGTTTTTCCTGAAGTCGTTTGACGTCATGGTCTTGCCAGAGATCGGGTCGTAGTTTTCTGCATACCAAACGCCCTCGGCTGACCTGATCTGGAAGTTTCCATCGCCAAGATCGTAGTACGTCCCAAGAACCTGCGTCTGCTTTTTCCTCGCCTCTGGGGTCAAGTTGAGGCTTGCAGGCGGAACGTAGAGGACATCTACGCCCTCAATGATGCCATAGGCATACCCAGTTCCAGTCTTAATGATTCTTTCCTTGCCACCGGCAGTTGTCTCTGGGAACACGGCCTCTCCATATTCCCACTTGCCGTTGACCTGTCGAAGGACCTGAACCGCTCCGTTGGCAACGTCCTTTGCAACGTTGGCGTCTTCCGCCATAGTCGTAAGAATTTGGTCAAATCCGTACGTAAACTTGCTTGGCACGTTGCTGTCGCCAGCGGCGTATGGGTTGGCAAGATCCCACGCAGAAACAGACTGCGGGATCTCTACCCTTCCATCGCGGGCAGCAATAAGAGAGTTCAAGGTCTGCTGGTGAACGTACAACTCAGTTGCACTGATCCTGTCTTTGTTTTCCTCAATGAGCTTGCTGTACTTGGCAATCAGGTCGTCTTGGTACCTGCCAAGCTTTTGGACGTTTCCACTTGCCGTTGCGGCTGCCTGGCCCCACTTGTAGAACATGACGGCCGACTCGTCTACGATGCTCCTTGATCCGTAGTTCTTCTTGATGCCAACGAGCCCCTCATACAGTCCAGCGTAGTTTGATCCGGCAGCCTTGGCTGCGTCAATCAGTGAGTTGCCTCCGCCGAAAACCTTGTCAATCAGCTCTTCCTTGCTGATGAACGACGGGTTGTCTCGCATGTTGCCAGGAGCGCTGCTGTAGAACTGCGCAACGTCCATCTGGTTTGCCATAAACTGGGTGATGTCTGTGTAGTTTGATCCAATCGTTGAGTTCACCATGGCGAGGAACGAAGATGTTTCGCCAAGGATTTTCTGCACGCGCTCTTGATTTGCCTGAAGCGCAAGACCGGTTCGAAGGTCCTTTTGCTTCCCCTCTGCATCAGAAAGGTCGCGCTCAATCTGTAGGATTCCGTCAGAACCCGCAATGATCGTTCCGGATGAGTCGGCCGTGGCAATGCCAAGGGCAACGGCTTCCGACCGCAGCCCCTTAATCCACGCGCTGTAGGCGTTGAGCGCCTTCAGGTACTGTGCATTCCCCTTGGATGCTGCGTCAAGGACCTTGTTGTATTCTGCAAACTTGAGGACGTCGTACTTTGTTTCAAAGGCGGACGTTAGGAGCGTCTGGTACTGTGGCGTACCTTTGCCGTATTCCGAGATGACGTTGGTCACCAATGCATCATAGTTTTCTACCGTGGTCAGGCCGTTTCTCAGGGACGAACCAAATGCAGAAATGAGTTTTCCTTGCGCGTCGTACAGCTCTGCCTCTGCTGCAGACTTTTCGCTGGCTGTTTCGGCCGATGCAATCGTCTCTTTAAGATACGCAATGTACTCTTGGACCGCCTTGATGTTGGTCGGGTCTTTCGTAACTGCCGCAGCAAGGATCGCTCCACGTCGCTGGTTCTCAATTGTCTTGATTTCCTTGATCGAGTCGGTGATGTTCTGCCGCTCAAAGTCGGTCAGCCACCCCTTCTGAGCGTACTCGTTCAGGAAGGAAATTACCCGGTCAGCGCTTGGAATACCCTCTCCCATGTAGCTGACGCCGTTCTTGTACGCCGAAATCATTGCCTCAACTTGGCGTGCGTACTGTGACCGCATGATGTTGTAGATGAGCATGGAGAGGCTAGATCCACCCGTTCCGCCTCTGCTTGCGAATCGTCCTTGTCGTGCCATTACTGGTTACCCTCCTCTGGGGCTGCCATGTCGACGCCAGGAACCGGTGCGTTCTGTGGCATCATCTGAGCCGGCGGATTGGCCAACTGCTCTGGAGAGCTCATCGCCTCCAAGCCGTTGGGTTGTGGATTGTTCATCATCGTTGCCGCGTTTGACTGAGCGGTTGCCTGCTGTGTTGGCGTTGGAAGTTCAAGCCCAAGTTGGCGGAATACGCCAATCAGGTTGCCCATCGTAAGCACGGCAGACGGGTTGAGCGTGACGTCTGTCTGCTCTTCGCGGATCGTATCCTTCTCGCCAAGCGGATCTTCCACGCCCACGCGATCCATTGCGCGGTCTGCGCTCCAGATGCGGTTTTGGACAAGGTTGATGGCCGTCTGGGCAAGTTCAAGCGTATCTCGCGGAGTGAGCTCAGGCGGAACGATATCAATGCGGTACTCGCCGTCAAGGATAAACTCAATGTCGGCATCCTTCTGCGACCACAGTTTCCCAGTAAGTTCCCAGACCTGCTTGAGCCACGAGTAGAGGAGCTTGCGCTTCGGCTGCAAGCGAGCCTCGTAGTTGGCGACAAGCGAGGCAATGGCGCGGCTAGAGCCAAGAACGCTGGTCGGAGCAAGACCAAGCAGCAAGTCGTTTAAGCCGGTGACCACCGCGATTTCTCGGTCAATGCGGCGGTTGTAATCTTCGACTTGGAACTCCGGGATGAACGGGGTAATCGTTCGGATCTCGTTTCCGGGGCCAGGTGTCGCAATGCGGTTTGGCTTCGGGATGGCGTTTGGTGGAACCTCGTCTGGCGCTTCGGCACCGACGAGTTGCCACATCTGGCCGCCAACCGTAGACGCAATCATCTGCGCCTGCGCGCTGATGCGCTCGTCCTTCTCGCGGAGAAGCTGCTCTACGTCGTAGAGTTCTGGCTTGCCGTATGGGCTGCCAGGAATCTTGCTGTTGATAATCGGCAGGTACGGGAGCGTGCCGCTGTACTCTGGGTGCTCCTCGTTCTTGACCATCGTGTTGCCGACAAAGATCGCGTTGCAGACAATCGGCGGCTGTCCTGCGGTCGTCGGCTTCTTGTACCAGTAGTCGTAGACCTCAACCTGCTGGAGCTCGTACTGCGAACGGTTGCGCTGCGGGTTCTTCTCCAGGTTGTTGCGGTAGACGCTGGCCAGTGGGTCGTCGTGGGTAGAAGACGTGGTGTAGAGGAACGTGTTGCCGCCCTGGCTTACCGGAACCACGTCAATGCCAAACTCCTCTTTGGCTGCCTGTGGTGAAAGACCGTATACGTACAGTGCCCAGTCAATCCGGCGGAAGTCCGACGAACCGTACCCAAGGTACAGGTTCTCTGGGGATTCCACGATGCTGACGCGGGGGATTTGGGCTGCTGGATCCCAATAGATCTTTGCTGCGGTATGTCCGTAGAGCGCCTTCAGCGAGCAGGCGTCCTCAAGGATGAGGTCAAAGTCGTTCTCTTCCCACCATCGGAAGAAGAGGCGCTCGCGGTCTGCTGCAAGGCTGCGTCCTTCCTTGTCGTGGCTTGATGGGAGGTAGTTGATGACTGGTCGAACGGCCTGCAGGGACGCAGGGATGTTGACGTAGGCAGGGTGGACGTTGACGGAGATGTGTGCCCGGCCTGCAAGTCGGGCATTGGGGTCTTCTGGCCAGTGGTCTGCTCCACCGAGCGTCATCGTCGTCGGGTGATAGAGATTGTCAAAGCGGCGGAACATTGAGCGCAGGCGTGCCTGCTCCGACTCCATGTCTCCCCGACGCCCAAGCATCTCCCTGAACCTGACGTATTCTTCTGTTTCCCCCGGAACTGAGTTCAGGAACTGGAGCTTGGTGGACAGCATCTGAAGCGCAGCTTTGTCCTTCGCAGGGAGGATCTTCTCCATCTGCTCAACCATCGGGTCAAACGGAACGCCAAACTCTGGCTGCGTGAGGTTGCGGAACGAAATGCTGGTCTTGAGCGCACCGCTCCCGCGCACGCGAGCATTGCGACTTCGGGTAACTGAACCAGGGGCATTGCGCTTTGACGTGCCAGGCTGGACCAGCGAGGTGACAAGCGGAGCGTCCTTGGACATCGGGCTGACGAGAACCTCGCCCTTGGCCAGTCGCTTCGCCTTGTCGTACGCATCCCCAATAGACTGGATCTGCTCTGGTGGCGCAACATCCGGGTCAGTCGTAAACTGACCAGGAACCGCCTTTGTGTCCTGGAATGCTCGTGGTACGCGACGAATCTTTGCCATCAGTCAACTGCTCCGTAATATCCGAAGACGGGGTTCTCTACCGGCTTCTCTGGGTTTCTCAATGCGTGACGGACGGCAATGGCCAGTGCCATCACCGCGTCTGTTTCTAGTTTCTTGTCGTCAAGT